GGTGACGGTTGCCGCCATGAACGCCGACGGGCCGGTGTTGCTGTGCCCCGGCGATACGCTGCGCTACGCCTACACGTTGCAGGCGCTCGACCAGGCGGTTGTGGAGGTGAGCACGACCACCTTGCGCACCACGCCTGAGGTTGAGCAGTATGGCGGCGACGTGGATCGGGATGCGTTTCCCGGCGCCATGACGATGATTCACAAAGATACATGGCTCGTGCCGGCAGGCGCACTGCCGGGCGACTATGTGCGGCTTGTTTCTGTGACTGCGCCTGGGCGTGTGATGCAGCCTGCTTTCGGGACATTGGCATTCAAGGTGGAGGATTGCGCGCAATGACAAAGAATCACGCGTGGGGGGCTTTCTACTGCCCGGCACACGATTACGCGACTGACCACAGACTGATTGAAGCGATGCAACCGGCGGTCATCACGATTCAGGATGGCGGCGCACCGCACTACGACTGGATTCGCAAGGCCGCGCCGAATGCCATCATCGTTGCACGTGACTGGTCATTGGGCGACCAATGGAGCGACCTTGAGCGCGACCCCGAAGGCACGGGCAAGCATCACGCCGAGCAGTGGGCGATTCGCCGGGACAAGCTGAAGTTTGACCCCGAGCGCACCTTTGTTGCACCAGTCAACGAGCCGCGCGTGTGGAGCGACCTCGATCCCAACAAATTTACGCCTGAGCAACGCGAGGCGGAACGCGTCACACGCGTCAAGAAGACGAACATCTACAACATCGCGTTTGCGCACCATTGCGAAACGTTCGGGCTGCGCGCAGGCACGTACAAATTTAGCGTAGGGTGGCCCGGCGACCACGGCTACAAGGACAGCCCCATCAATTGGGAGGAGTACATCACCGGCTACCAGCAAATCAACTGGAAGCGCCACTGCATGATTCTGCACGAATATTTCGCCAACCTCGGCCCTGCGGAATCGTGGGGTTGGTGGTGCGGCAGGGCGCGCAAGATGCCATGGGATATTCCCTACATCATTGGCGAGGCTGGGCTCGAGCAGCAGGTCAAGCAGAACGTATCAGCAAGCGACCGCGGCTGGACGCGCCAACTGAAGGACGATGCGACCAGCACGGCACGCCAGAAGTACGCGGCGATGATGCGTGACTACTGCAACTGGATGGCAGTTGACCCGCGGCTGTTGGGCATTACATTCTTCATGCTTGACCACCAGGACCCGCAATGGTCATCGCAGGATTACTCGGCGTGCTGGCAGGAGATTATCGCCATCAAACCGCAGTTGCGCCCGATCAGCAGCGAGCCATTTGTGCCGCTGCCACTGAGCGTACTTGCACCGGACAAACTCAAACAGCCCACAGCGCCGCCTGTGGTTGTGCCGCCGCCTACTCCTCCGCCGCCTGTCGTCACGCCCGCGCCCACAAGCGCAATCATGCGCCCACCGCTTGACGGCGCGCCGACAGTCACGCAATGGTTCGGGGAGAATCCGGCCATGTATGCCCAGTTCGGCTATCGCGGCCACAACGGGATTGACTACAGCGCGGTCGTGGGCACGCCCATTCGCGCCGTAGCCGACGGCACGGTGGTGATGGTGGACAATGACCCGACCGGCTACGGGCTGTATGTGCGCCTCTACCACAAGGCATTGGGCATCTACAGCATGTACGGCCACATGAGCAAGCAGAACGTTGTGCAGGGCGCTACGGTGAAACAAGGCGACGTGATTGGCTTGAGCGGCAACACCGGCAATTCGACGGGGCCGCATCTGCATTACGAATTGCGCCTGTGCGACGCCGCCGGCAACTATTCGACAGCGCCGGGCACTATCGGCAAGGCGGCCACAGACCCCGTGGGCTTCATTGCTGGGCTGGATAGGGGCGCTGCGCTTGCGGGTGCGACGGGAGGGTACAAGGTGATGCTCCCTTTTGTCAGCGCCTGACCGAGTTCAGGCGCGCACTGCTATTTACGCTCAAATGGGAGGGCGGCTGGTCGGAGAATAGCGCCGACCCCGGCGGCGCGACCATGAAGGGCATTACCATCGGCACCTACACGCGCTGGCGCAAGGAGCACGGCCAGTCAGTGCCCACGAAGGCCGAACTGCGCGCCATAAGCGATGCCGAAGTTGAGGCGATCTACTGCACGTATTACTGGCTGCCAAGTGGCGCGGACGATATGGCGTGGCCCATGTGTGCGCTTCAGTTTGACGCCGCCGTGAATACGGGCGTGCAACAGGCCAAAGTATTCCACGAGGATGCGGGTGACAACGTGCTGCGCTATATGGCGCGGCGGCTCACCTTCTACACGGGCCTTAAGACGTTTGGCACGTTCGGGGCGGGTTGGGTTAACCGCGTGGCCGATTTGATGAAACTGGCGGCGGGGTAAATGGCAATCGCGTACCGAGCAGGCAGCTCAGCCGGGAATGCAACCGGCACGAATGTCACAGTCACCAAGCCCAGCGGCGTGGCGGACGGCGACATTCTGCTTGCCTGCACCTACCGCGAGGCGGGCGCATGGACGCTGCCGGCGGGCTGGGCGTGGGTGAACTCCGGTACGCCAGAGCAGGTAAACAACACTGCGAACGCGTGGGTTGGGGTGGCGTGGAAGCGGGCGAGCAGCGAGGGCAGTTCGTACACCTTCAACCTGAGTACGAGCACGTGGCGCATTGTGGTCATCGGCGCGTATTCGGGCTGTGCGACGAGTGGCAATCCGTGGAATGTGTACGGGAGCAACTCGGGTACTCTCACAACCGTAGTTGCTCCGAGCATCACGACCACAGTCGCCAATACCATGTGCGTGGTGGCAACTGCCAATTATGACGGCTCGGACGTGACTGCCGGCGCATCGGGCTACACACAGCGCGCTGAACTGGGCGGCGACGAGTTTTTCGAGAAGGCGACAGCAGCAACCGGCGCAACGGGCACAGTCACACTCGCGCGCGGCGGCTCACCCGGCACATCGGCAAGTTGGCACATTGCGCTGATGGAGCCGCAGGGCGGCGGCGGGATAACAGGCAGCGGCATTACGCCCTTCGGCACGTTGTCTATATCCGCGGCGGGCACGATTGACGTAACGGGCGCAGCGGCCCCCGCTTTTGCGCCGCTCACGCTCGGCGCAAGCGGCGCGGTGGATGTAGTTGGGGCCGGGGCGCCAGGCTTTGGCGCGCTGCCACTGAGTGCAGCGGGTGCGGTGGATGTCACTGCCACGAGTGCGCTGGCGTGGGCAGGGCTCGCGCTGGACGCGAGCGGCTCCATCGGCAATGCACCGGCCACGGGTGATGCGGACTTGGTTTGGGCGGCGCTGGCCATCACAAGCGCCGGGACGGTTGAGATCGCAGGCGCAGCGGAACTGGCCTTCGGCGCTTTGTCGATTTCCGGGTTGGGCGTGGCAGATGTGGCCGGGGTGGGGCTCCTCCCCTTCTCGGCCCTCTCCCTTGTTGCCGCTGGCTTGATTGGCAACGCTCCCGCCATCGGTGACGCCGCGCTGCAATGGGACGCATTCGGGCTTGTGGCCGCTGGTAGCGTGGAAGTGCAAGGCACGTGCGCCGTCGCCTTTGGCGCGCTGAATGTGGCAGCGACCGGTGGCGTGGAAGTGCAAGGCGCGGCGCTTGTGGCTTGGGCCGCGCTGAGTGTGCAGGCCGAGGGCGTTGTGGGCAATGCGCCCATTATCGGCGAGGCTGCGCTTGACTGGCCGGCGTGGGGCCTTGTGGCCGCGGGTGTTGTGGAAGTGGCAGGCGATGCTGCGCTCGCTTTCGGCGCGCTGGTTGTGACAAGCGCGGGCGGCGTGGCACTGGCTGGTGACGGCGCGCTGCAATGGGGCGGCATGATGTTTGAGGCCGCCGGTGCGCTGTCCGTGGGCGGCGAGGCTGCGCTGGTATGGGGCGGCATGGCCTTCCAGGCGGCGGGCGTGACGTACGCGATTGTGGCCGCGGTGGTTGTGGGCGGGCGCATTCGCGCGGGCGGGCGATCCGGCAGTGTCTACGGTGGCAGAGGCGCGGGCACAGTACGGGGCGTGGCTGCGCGCGGCGCGGTGGTGGCGGCAGGTGATTCCGGCTTCATACGGGGAGGCTGATGTGCAGGGTGACATTGCAGATGTGGTGCAAGGCAGCGTAAGACCATCACTCGCGCTGACGTGGGCCAATAGCGACGACGCGCCTTTTGACCTCACCGGCGCGACGTTGACGGGCACGCTGCGCGGGTATGACGGCGTGGTACGCGTAATCTCCGGCGATCTGGTTCTCACCAGCGCGCCGGGCGGCGCGTTCCGCTGGGACTTGGCGGCGGGTGACGTGGCTGAGGCGGGCAACTTTACAGTGGAGTTTGAGGCGGCATTTTTGACAGGGCCGACCCCGGCGAAAAGTGTGCCCGCGCGGTGGCGCGTGATTGCATCTCAGACAGTAACTTAGGAGGCTGACATGGCTTTACAGGCATCGGTAAGTGTGCGTAACGGGCGTGCGGACAGTGTGGAGACGGTGATCGGCGCGACGGCTGTGCTCAAGATTTACGACCTGAGCGCAGCTGCTCCGGCGAACTGTGCTGCGGCCATCACGGGGACGGTGCTGGCGTCGATGACGCTGCCTTCGGACTGGATGGCAGCAGCAGCGGGGGGCGCGAAGGCCAAGAGCGGCACGTGGCAAGATGCGAGCGCGGATGCTGCGGGCACGGCAGATTATTTCCGCCTGTTCGCCAGCGACGGCACGACCTGCCATTTGCAGGGTACCGTGACGGCGACGGGCGGCGGCGGCGACCTGACGCTGGACAACACGAGCATTGCTAGCGCGCAGACCGTGACGATTACGAGCTTTGGATGGACAGAGCCCAATAGCTGAGGCGCTTGCACATGCTATTCACCGTTGACATCCTCGACCGCACCTATATCGCTGTAGACACTGCGCGCCTGGAGCTTACGGCGCGCAGTTGGGAAGGGGCGGCCATCGGCGGCCCCACGCTTGCCGTGATAGAGGCGACCGGCGACGTATCCGCGCTGTGGGCGACGACGGCCATGCTTGGCTATCACGTGCGCATTCGCAATGACGCGGGCACGCCCGTCTGGTGGGGCATGATCACGGGCGCGCAGGTGATGACGGGCGGCGCGTCCGTGAGCCTTGCGCTTGACGATATGCGCAACCGCATCAATGTCGATTACGCGTTTACCGACAATGACGGGGCCGCACAGGACGGGGAGACGGGCTGGGCGGAACATGCCGCCTCAGTGCGCACATACGGCGCGTGGGAGGAGCGCGTACCGCTGGCAGACACGACGCCGGCGGACGCCACAACCAAGCGCGACACGTGGCTCAAGCGCACGGCGTTACCTGGCCCCGGCGTAGAATGGCGCGGCGGCGACGTGGGCGTGCGCTTCGATTGCCGCGGTTACTGGAGCCTGCTGGATAACGTCTACTATCCCAACGCGCTGGGCAAGGTGGAATACGACGAAAACACAAACATAGAGCACATGCTTGGGTGGTCGCTTACCGCACAATGGGCGATAGGCTTTGCGCGCAAGGTTGCGCCCATGCGCATCCACGACCTGAAAGCGCGCTTCTACGATCTGACCGTTGGCACGCAACTAGACGTGACCGGCTCCGTGCTCAATAACCGCACCTTCACGGTTACCGAAGTACCAAGCAAGCCGGACGCCGACCACGTGGAATATGTGACGAATGACATCTTCTTTAGCAGCGACGACGAAATGTACGACAACAATAAAGGCTTTGACGTTCTGACCGCGGGCGAAATGATTTATGTGAGCCGCTACCCAACTGGCACGGCGCTGAATGAGGGCGCGTATTTTCTGCAGGGCGTTGACCCGCACAATATCGAGGTGTGGCCGTCCACGGTGCTGGACGAGGGTACGGGGCTGACGATTCAGTTTGAGCAGGGGCATTCGCTGCAAGTGGACGAGGCCGTCGAAAATGAGTTCCCGTCGGCGGCCACGGTGACGCTGGCCAGCCGGGGCGTGCGCGTGGCTGAAAGTTTTCAGACCGGCGCGCCTACGGCATGGCTGGCGCATGAGGTGATGGTACGCGCCAAGAAAGTTGGGGCGCCACCCGGCCCGCTCTACGTGCGCATCTACGCCGACAGCGCAGGCGTGCCGGGTGCGTCGCTGGTCGAATCGTCGATTGCGGCGGCAGACGTGCGCACCGTGTTGGAGTGGGTGACGGTGAAATTCCCCACGCCCTATCTGCTGCAACCGGCCACAACCTACTGGATTGCCGTGGGCGGCACGACGCCGGGTGCGGACTGCTACACCGTGGGCCTCACCGACGACGAAGATGCGCAGTATGCAGGCGGCGTGTGCAAGGTGCAACTGGACGGCGGCTCGTGGGTGGACCGCTGGGACGAATCGCCCGTTTCCATGCCCTTCCAGGTGTGGGGACACTCGGACATCTGCAATCAGGTGAAGGCCTTTGCCGCGTACGCTCTGCCCGACTTTGCGTGTGTGGTGCGCACCAATTCGGGCGTGCTGCAGCGCATGTGGCGCGACGGCAAGACGCGCGCCGGTAATGAGGCGCAGACGTTGATTGATACAGGCGATGCCAATGCCAACCGTATCAGCGTGCAAGTGACGCCGGAGCGCATGGTGATTGTCGGCATGGAGCCGGAGCTTGAGGGCTCGAACTCTGCGGATTGCTTGCACTATGACGTGCTGACGGGCGAGCTGCGGCGCGCCGATGGTGGGCCGGCTGAGGCGGGTGTGCTGCCTACGGGCCAGATTGTGTACCTGGACAATGTAGAGACGGCGGGCGCGCCGCTGAGCGACACGCGGCGCATCTTTGTGGAGCGGGCCACGTTTGATGCGAAGGACGAACGCTTGAGCCTTGAGCCAAAGGGAAGGCGATCTCCGTGGGAAAGCCAGTAGACCGCAAGCACGACCTTGACCAGTTGAAGCCCTACCTTGCGCCGCTGCTGCGCGAGGCGATTGACGCGGCGTTGGCACGCGTCAACGTGTCGCATGGTGGCGGGGGCGGCGGTGGCTTGACCCCTCCCCCCCCTCCAACACCTACGGCTGAGCATGTACTCGCGTCAACGTCGGCATTGGGCGCTTTCCACACGGTGGCGGGGCTGACCGCCGGGCAGGTGCTGCGCGCGATTGACGCGACGCACGCCAGCTTTGCGCAGTTGCAGCACGGGCAACTGGGCGGCATCGGCGCGAATGACCACCACGCCAAGCAGCACGCGCTGAGCGATGCGGCTCATCATTCAGGCACGCTGCCGTGGGCATGGCTGAACAAGACCGGCTCGAGTTTGGGCGATTTGGCGACGCGCAACTACGCACAACTCAACAGCCGCACGCATGTGATTACCGGCGCAGACCACAGTGTGACGGGTGCGCAATATTCGCTCGTGGGCTTATCGGCCACAGATACGCTGGGCGTGTTGGAAGCGTCTGCCGACGTGCGCGCCGGAATCTCGAGAAGTCTGCGCAGCGACGCGGCGGGACTTCTCGCGCTGAAGAACATCCTTGTGGGTGCGGCGCTGCAAAGCGACTCGGCGAATGGCGTGCTGGGTGTCAACGTGGCGCCGGCCGGTGCGGCGCTGGACGTGCGTGCGGGCAACACGGCGCACCACTCGCAACGCATCAAGCAGATTAGCGGGCAGACGGGCCGCCTGTGGCGCATTGAAAGCACGACCGGGCAAGAGTTGATCGTGCTCGACAGCGTGGGCAATTTGCAGAGCGGCAACCCGGGCTTTGTGAGCGGCTTGACGGGCTGGCAGGTTTCGCCCAACGGCAACGCTGAATTTAACAACGGGCGCTTCCGCGGCGAACTGCACGCAACGGTGATGGTCTTTGACGAGGTGTCGGTGCGCAACGGCACGGAGTTGATTACGCCCGCCGGCGGCGCGCTGGAGCTGGACGCGGCGCTTGTGGCAACGGGTGCTCCGGCCATTCGCAACGTGCGCACGACAGCCTTTGGCGACCAGGATTATCTGGACTACCGCACCGACTCGGGGACGGGCAGCGGCACGGGCATTACGGCGCGCACAATCGAAAATATCCTGAGTATCAAAAATCCCGACACGGGCCACTACAAGATATTCCGGGCGGGCGAGGTGCTGCGCAGCAAGGTGTGGACGGGCGCAGCGGTGACGGACGTCTGGATGCGCGTCAACTCGGCGCTCGACATGACGACCTACTACGCCTACTTTGTGGAGATTATGAGCGGCACGCTGCCCGCGACGATGACGGCGGGGGCGGCTGTAGCGGGCTACGGGCGCGCCGGTGAGGGCGCAATCCGCCTGAGCGCCGATGACCCTTACGGGCCGCTGATTGACATTTTCACCACGGGCGCTGCGCCGTGGGCGGGCGACCTCTATCCGCACGTGCGGCTGGGGCGGCTGGACGGCGTGGGCGTGCCGGGTGTCTCGGGCATTCTGCAATACGGGATTGTGCTGGGCAGCAACCTGGCGGACGCCACGAAGCCGTACATGGTGGCCAGCAACCTGGGCGTGCGCCAGTACAACATCGACAGCACGTGGAATGACGGCGTCAACGACACGGTGAAGATTGAGGCGGGCGGCCGGGCGCGCTTTGGGACGAACGTGGGCGGCGACGCCACAACGTTTCTGGACGTGAATCCGGCGCTTGGCTTGGCGACCTTCCGCGGCGCGCTTGAGGTGGTGAGCGCGACGGGATACGGCAACTTCAGCGACAAGCCGACGCTGGGCACGCTGGCGGCGGGCAGCAATCTGGACGACGTGCCCAATGGCAGCACGTATGCGCGCGTCAACTCGACCATCATTTCGGGCGGCAACATCCGCGTGGGCAGCGGCACGAAGGACAGCACGCTAAACGGCTTCAACATCGACAGTGGCGAGATTGTGGGGCAGGCGGCGGGCGTTGACCAGGTGGTGATGGGGACGGACGGCAAGATTTACGCGGGGGCGGGAGTCGTGACGCTTGACTCCGGCGGCTTTCATGTTGCAACTACTCCGGGAGTTAACGAGGTTGCGGGCTACAAATTCGATTACTCTGGGTCCTATGACTCGGGCATGTGGGGATACGCTGAATCAACTTCGTCGGCGCTCAAGCTTGGGCCAAATATAAACCTTTCGACGGGACGCGCTAAGCGCGATATCAACGCGTGGGCGTACTTTTCGGCCGAAGGTGGCGCATCAGCAGGAAAGACGGCATACGTGGAAATCTGTGCACGGAAGAACGCGGCTCCCTATGTAGGGGCATTGATCGCACTTGACGACAACTACACGACGGCAGGGAAAACAAGGATATTGATACAGGCCGACTTTCTTAGGATTGCCGGTGAAACCTACTTTGATAATGTCCTGAATATCCGCAGCACAGCATAGGAGTTTTCATGCCTCTTACCTACGAACAGCAAGTGACCCTGATTGCCAACACGCTGCTTACGGCGCGTGTGCGGCAGGGCATGATCGAAGTGGCGCTGGAAGTGATGGCGGCCACGCCCAATGCCGCGGAGCCGGAGACCGTGCGCATGGAGCGGCACAGGCGGCGTACACGCTATGCGGTTGAGGTGCTGCGCGCACCGGAGAATGCAGCCGGCGCGATGATGAAGGCGCTCGTCACGCTGGAGGGCGCGTCGATGAACGTAGCCGATGAGTTGATCAAGGTGGGCATCCAGAGCTTGTGGGACGCATTCAGTGAGGTGGTTTATGAGTGATTTGGCCGACTACATTCAGAAGCTTGAGCAAGGGTTGCGCGCCGTGCTGCAACAGGAGCGCGACGCACAAGACGCTGTGCAAGCGGCCCGTGATGCGCGCTTGCGACAAGAGGGTGCGTTGCTTGCCATGCGCGAGCTGGCACAAATGGTGGATACACAGGAGGTAGATGATGGCGCGCTACATTGAGAATCTGAACACGTGCAGCGACCCGGTGAGCGGCGACTACCTGTGGATTGTGGACGCGAGTGCGTCCGGCTCCGACAAGGATCGCAAGGTGGACGCGGGCCTCTTCGCACAACTCGCGGGTGCAACGTTCACGGGCGTGGTGAACTTCAACGGCAATGTGGAGCTCAAGGCGCAGGTGCGCCTGCCGACCTTCGACAATGGCACGGGCAGCGGGAATGTCGTGCTCGTCGAACGCAACAATAATGGCTCCACGCCCGCGCCGGGCGCTGTGGCATTGCGCTCCAGCGCCAACACGTATTACAGCCTTTGGCCGGACGATAGCGGCAACGTGCGCGTTCTGAACGCGGCGGGCATCACCAGCGCACAGAAGTCCAGCGGCACAGTGGTGGGCACGCAGACAAGCTCGCTGGACAGCAAGAACGTGCTTGACGGCGAGACGCCCATTGCCGACGTGCTGGCGGCGGTGCGCGCCGGAGCAGAGGCGGTGCGGCGCTTCACCTACAAAAGCGGCGCATTCAACGGCGAAGAGTTTGAAGGCGTGGTGGTGGACTACGCGCCGCGCTACGGCATGGACAGGGACGCCGAACACCCGGCCGGCAAGAGTCTTAACGAGATCAACATCATGGGCGACCTGTTGCGCGCCGTGGACTTCCTTGCGCAGCGGGTTGCGGCGCTTGAGGAAATGCACGCCGCTTAACTCTCCGCGTAACCCCCCGCATCCCCCCCGCAAAGCAAAGCGCCCTGCTGACTACAGGGCGCTTTGTGTGTATCTTTGCCTTGCGCACGGCTTGCGTGCGTCTACGGCCTTCCTGTGCGTTCTAGCGGCGCTTTACGCGCTGCATCTCGTAACCGCTGCCTACCCTCTGCGCATCAATCACGCGCCACTGTGCGTCAATCATTTCTGCGGTCACGCCTTCCGGTAGTTGCATCGTGATGTGCTGGTCAACGATGCGCGGACGGCGTGCGACAATCAGCGCGAACGCAAGCAACGCGCCCACCACCAACGCGAACAGTCCTCCGTAGAAGATCATGTTGTCGCGCCGCTCGATGCGCTCGGCGTCGCGTTGCTGCTGTGCATCCTGCGCGGCAAGTTGCTGCGCTTCCAGTTGGATGGATGCCTCCGGCTGCAACACCCTCTCTACGGTGCTTGTGCGCTGGTCGTGGCCGCGGCCTAGTGCCATGCTTGCGAAGCCCAGCAGCGCAATGGCAAGCAAGAAGGAGAAAGCGAAGGTTGCCATGCAGGTTTGGCCGCGGCCTTTGCTCATGCTTTCTCCTTCGGGGCGTTGGTGTCGCGCCACGCGTAGCACGTCTTACAGTCGGCGTCGATGCGACGTGCGGCACTTTCCTCGTAGTGGTCTAGATTGCTTTGCGCCGCAAGCAAAACGGTATCGAGCGCCTGCCACGGCACGCTGCCACGCCAATCAGGTGACGGCCCTGTATCTCCTGCAAACGCTGCTTCTGGCGTATATGTCGCCTCAAAGATGTCCGGCTTACAGGGATACAGTTCGCCCTTCACACCGCGAATGATATAGTCCCCAAAGTCGGCGCGCATCGTCCCTTCTAGTGTCGTGATATAGATGGGGCCGGACGGTTCAACGTGAACCGTTCCACTTTCAATCGCATTACTCAACCACTCAGGAAACACACTGTCTGTCGTCGCGCAGTATCCCTCAATTACAATCGGCTTCTTTCTGTATTGCGCCATGCTATGCCTTCTTTCTGTAGGTACGTCTGAGTTGGTCGGCTTCAATCGTGTCAACGTTGCTGGGTGTGCGCCATTCGCCATTGATTTTGGGATACACGTGCGGATCAGGCGGCGCGACGGGCGGCTCGAGCTTGGGTGGCCTGCACACCCATAGCAGAATCGCGCTGATGCCGGATAGTAGCACCCACATGGCGATGGATATGGCGTTGAACCACAGGACGGGAAACGGGTTGAGCGCGACGTACAGCGTTCCGCTCCATGCGAATAGCGCGCCCGTCAACGCAAGGCCGGCCGGCTTGGGCGCGTCACTCATTGCGTTCTCTAGCGCGGTTGCGCCCACGATAAGGATGCAACCGAGCATGCCTGCTATGTGGATGTACGGCGCTAAGGTGTCGAGCATGGGCTAGGCCTCGGGCTCATTAGCGTCTAGCCATTCACGCATGTCGATATAGTCGCCATAAAACTCTGGCGCACTATCTGCGAATGTACGTAGGCATGATAGCGCGCCGCGTAATGCATCCCACGGCACGCTCTCCCACTTGTCGTGCAACTGCTCAATTTTCTTGAGTAGTTCATCCTCCACTGGGCGCGTGTTCCACTCCTTGATTGCATCCTCGCGCGCCTCTTCTACCGTTGTGCGCGAGCAACGGACTTGCATACGACCACACCATGACCTAATTAGCACCGCGGGGAGATACTGCGGCATGTCCTCATACAAGACCTCGATCGAGGGCGCAAAGTGGTCGCCCAACAAGTTGCACTCGTCAAACCAGCATGGCTTCAGTTCGTCACTCATGATTGTGCCTCCGGTTTCGGAGCGTTGGCGTTGAGCCATTCTCGCACTTCGATGATGCTGGCATAGCGAATGCCGCTGCTTTGCGACGATGCGGCCATCTCGCCCACTCGTTGCAGCGCCGCCCACGGCACGCCGGCCCACTTGGTGCGCAGCGCGTCTTCGACAGGGCGTGTGTTCCAAGCGATGATCGCTTGTTCGCGTGACTCGTAGCAATTCATTTCACCGCCGCATGTTTCCTCAGTGCAATAGACGTCATAGGAATAGACTCCACCAATAAAGGAAGTTGCTATGCCAGCCTCACCACCGCAGAACGGGCATTCGCGTAGTTCTTCTTTCATTCTTCGGTCTCCCCTGATTTGGTCGCGTGTCGCGTCAACTACGTGACGCGTTCTCGAGGTGCGTTACGCGACGGACGTAACGATTCACTCTGCGAAGTATGCAATCATGCGCGCTTCTGCCCAAGCGAAGTCCTGCTCAGGTGCAAGGCTGCTGTAGATTTTGCCTGGTGCAATCTGCGCTGCCTGCAACAGTTGGCGCGCTGTTGCCTGCCTCTCGCGTGACCATCCCATTGTGACTTCACCGGGCCAGTTGCGAGTCTCATACCATAGTTTCATAAGCGAGTAGGCGTCACGCTTGGCTTCCTCGGGCCACAATACGACCGGCCCCTTGCTCTTGGGATTGCTTGCGTTGCGCTCCTGCTGCAACTGTGCGTTGAGGATGTACTTCTCATTCGTGAGTCGGTTGGCTTCGCTGCGTGCGATTTGCAGTTCGGCTATGGCGTCTTTGCACACTTCCTCAAATGCGTCGGCCTGCGCTGTCAGAATTTCCATCTCGATGCGGTGTTCGGCCTCACGCTTATACCACCGGCGCTCAGCGCGGAACTCGTCGACGAAAGCGCGCACGACCTGCCCGAGGCCAAAGACGACGCCGCCGATGATAAGCGGCCAGCGCCAGTGGGCGGTCAGGTCTATGCCCATGCCCCACGCAATCAGCGCGACGATGCAAGCTGCACCCACGCCCGCCCCGACGTTCTGCAACCACTGCGCCTTGACTTCATCCGTGCGCAAGGCGCGGCTGTCGGTCTGTTCGTAGCGGTCGGGGGCGGGCAGGGTGTTGGTGGTCATGCGGCGGTGTGCTCCGGTCTGTGGCGCAGGCTGTTGCGCCAGTCAAGCCCCCGCGATGAGAAGGCGGGCGGTGTAGCCGTGTCGGTGCGCACGCCAGCCCCGTTGAAGGCAGTGCACCACTCCATGCGTTGCAGAGAGAGAGTTGGGCAACTTGAGAAATACACGCCGCGCTCATTCGGCTGATAGACGTGCCAGACGAAATCATTGGGCGCTTGTGTCCAGTCGGGGTCGAAGGGGTCTCGCAGGACGTCGTTCATTTTGATTGTGTCTCCTCGCACTCTGATTCTTCTATGCGATCCAGTTGCGCTTCGATTGCGGCCAGCCGATTGTCAAACGTGTGCAGCACTTGGCTGGCGTTGCTCTGGATATTTAGCAAGTCGGCTACCGTGCCCACTGCTAGGACAACGGTAAAGCCGACGAGAAACCCCAAGAACACGCCAACGGCAATTTCGATTGTCATTTGGCCAGCACCTTCTCAATTTCATAGTGCCATTCGAGCAGGCCACGGATGCCTGCGGTCAACGCATCTGTCTGCCAAAGCGGGTCGCTGAGGTCGGTGGCTGCAAGCAGGTCGCTTACGCCGGTGATGTAGGCGTAGGCGCTATCTGCCCACTCGCTCACGACTGCCAACTCTGTGGCGATGCTATCGGCGCGACCAGCGGCGCGTTGGGCGATCAGTATTTCAAGCATGTCGGCGGCTTTCATTGGTACATATCCTCCCAATCCTCGAATGGCGTGTAGTCCCATGTGGCCCACGCGACGATGGCGATAGGCACCGCAAGAAGCGCGAATACTGCGATGATTAGGCGTGTCACTTGGCGGCCTCCTTCGGGGCGTTGGTGGGGCATTCTCCCATGTACATTAGCGAGGATATATAGCCACGGCTCGAGGTTGCGGCATTCCAGCGCAGGATGCGTTGCAGCGTGCGTTTGCGCCCGTTATCGTATGTTCCAGCCCCCAAGACGCTGGGCGAGAAGGTGGAGAGGGCAAACTGCGACCCGTTCCCGAGCGCGTCAACCGCTTTTTGGGTGGCGGCCCGCGCCGTGGCCAATGAATAGCCGCGTTGCGTAACGAGGTAAACGTGCATGTCGATAACGTCAATGCGCCCCTGCATGTGTTTTGCGATATACACGTTTATGTCGTGTTCTGCGCTCTCGATGACGGTCAGTTTCAGTTCGTCCGTCATTTCGTGTACTCCTTCGGTGCAGATTTGTGGAACCAGTCCAGCGCGGCTTGCAGTCTGTTGCGGTCTCGTGGTGCGCCATAAATTGCGATAGCCAGCGCATGGCTTATGGAGTCCCACGGCACGCTGTCAATGGCGATGTAGCCCGTTGCTGGGCCGGGGCCGGTGTCGGCGTGCTCCAGCACGCGCAGGCGCTGCACAATCTGAGTCGTAAGATTCATGTTCTCATCAAGCAGGGTGTATATGTCCTGCACATCTTCCTTCGTCGCGTAGTGCTCATCGGCCTCGCACTTGTACGGCGGCAATGTGTGCTCAGCATCGATTGCGTCGCTGTCAAGGCTGCCGGGGATGCTTACCTCACTACCTGGATACTGTGTGCTCATTTCTTTTCTCCTGGATTGAGTTGCCATTGCGCCACGTTGCGAAGGGCTGCCATGCGTCGCCCACGCCAAGTCTTGCCGAACCATGCCGCTGCCGTGGAATGCCGTGCGCAGCAACGCTTTGCCTTCGCCTTGTGCCGCCCCGCATCGCCGCTGCTGAACCATGTGATGCCACGCGTTGCCATGCCTATGCTGCGCGTTACCCTGCGTCGTCATGCCTGCGCTGCACCGTGAGGAACGTTGCCATGCCTGCGCCGATCTGAGCCCGGATGTGCCCTGCCCTGCCCTTGCATTCCTCGCAATGCCTGCGCTGTGGACTGCTGTGCTTTGCTACGCAGTGCCTTCGCCCTGCCATGCCTTGACCCGCCCTGCCGTTGCTGTGCCGAGAGTTGCTCGGCGTCACCATGCCCTTGCCGTGCCGAACTGAGCGGAGCCATTGCCGATGCGGAACCGGGCCCTGCTGTACTCTGCCTATGCGGTGTGCGGCTTTACATTCGCGCTGTGTCGCTGAGCCATGCTGTGCCGATGCTGCGCTCTGCCGAACAGTGCCCAGCCGTGCCGTTGCTGTGTCATACCGTGCTGTGCTGTGCCGATGCACCGACCGGCGATGCGGTGCCTATGCTTAGCAAGGCGGTGCAGGGCTCTGCCTATGCGGTGTGCGGCTTTACATTCGCGCTGAAGCGGCCCAATCCACCACTTCTCCATTGGCCCAGGCCGAGGAAGCGGCCGTAGCCGAACAGTTCCTTAAGCAGTTCGTCGTCAAGCATGTTGGGCGCAAGCACGGTCAAGCGGATGTCGCACCATGTGCCAATGGGCAATTGCTCGCTGGCAGCCAGCGCCACACGTGGGCCGCGTGGTGTGTCTGCGCGCAGGGGGCGCTCATTGATGCTCTCTGCGGCGCGCCCGCCTGGCACGTTGAGGACGATGTAGCGCGGCTCGACGAACAGCAATCCGTCAATCTTGCTCTTGCCCGCCTTGAGCTTGCCCGCTTCACTGCCCGGCACCTGGCGCATGGCCTGCCAGGCTTCCTTGAGATAGCCCTTCACCACGTAGTCGAGAATCAGGGGGCGGCCCTGTTCGTCGCGGTGGAAGCCGGTGCGCCCCTTCATGTCGAGAGCGTCATGCGCTTCGAGCGTGTCAATCTCTGCGGCGGCGCTGCCATTCAGAATGGCGATGGCCGGCGCTTTGCTCGCGATGTAGGTCGAGTAAATCTCCGCGTCAAGCGGCACGCTGCCCAGCAGTTCGGTCGTCATGGTGATGCGAATCGAGTAGGTCTTGGGTTCCATTATTGAGGTTCCTCTGTTTGCTTGCATGGCGGCTCTGCGGCGCGCCAAGGTAGTGGGGTGTTGATATTTGCATCCTGCGGGCTGTAGCCAGTCCAGGCTGTGCGCTTGCCATCTTCCGTGCGCATGCGAATCCAATATACGCCGCAGATTGTGCAGCGATAACAGATGCGGTATCGGTCAGAATGCATGGGGTCGAGCTGCCAGTCGTGGGTCATGCGGGCTCTCCTTCCGCGACGGGCTGAAAGCCACGGACGCTGCTCCACTGCACGGGGACAACTTCGATGCGCTCTATGTCGAACATGCGGCGCAACGACGCTTCCAGGTGTGCCGCTTTTGTGTAGGCGTCGAGGCCGCGGATGTAAACCGGCCCGCACTTTTCCACCCAGCCGAAGGTGAGAAACGCGCCATGGCCGTCGTTGTCCCTGTCGGCCATGCGCCCTGTCCACCAGAAGTCGCCGTTTGGCGTCTTCATGCGGATTGCGTAGCGAACTGGATGTGTGTCTTTCACGATGTGCTCCTTGTCGCCAAATTCCATTCTCTTTCCTCCTTATCAAATCAGTTGAACCTGCACGGCCACCGGCTCTTTCCCATGGCTGTAAAACGCTGTCACGTCGCTTGCCTCGTATGTGTTGGGGGCGTCCGGTAAAGACTCGAACACCCTTCGTCCCCACTTCGCACGAATGCGAGAATCCAGCACGGCAATCACGCCCCGGTCGGTGTCGGTGCGGATGAGCCTCCCTGCCGCCTGTTTGAGTGTGACAATCATCTGCGGCATGGTCACACGGCTGAATGCGTGCGCGCCGGCCGCCTTTTGCATGGCCTCCCCCAACGGGCTGGGCGCCTCAAACGGCAGCTTGTCGAGCACGACCAAACGCAGGCCATCACCCGGAATGTCGACGCCCTCGAAGAAGCTGCGTGTGGCAAACAACACGGCATTGCCGTCGGCCTTGAACTGGCGCACGAGCTCCTGATTGCCTGTCTTGCCGTCCTGCAGCAGCACGGTGAGCTTGTGCAGCTTCTGCAGGTCGTAGGCCATCAGCGCGTGCATGGCGTTAAGCTGCTGCCTGCTTGTGAAGAGAAGCAGCGCGCCGCCCCGGCTGGCGGTCACGAGGCGCATCATCGTGCTGTGCAGGTAGCGACTGTAGCCGTCGTCACGTGGGGCGGGGTCGGCCATGCTGGGCACATAGAGCAATGCGTTGGCCTGGTAATCGAAAGGGCTGCGGGCAATCAGTTGCAGCGCATCTTCGCAGCCGATGCTTGCCATGAAGGGTGTGAGGTCCGGCGTGGCGAGCGTGGCCGAACAGTAGATCGTGGCCTCGCCCATGCCGCTGAGTACGGCCATTTCCTCGCCCACGTAGTAGGGCATAGAGTAGAGCGTCTGCTTGTCGTCGCGTGTGGTCTCAATCCAGCGCACGCGCTCGCTGCTATGCACGAGGAATGCGCCGAGGCGTGTCGCTACGCCGCGTATGCGCTCGGCGCGCTTCTGGGCCTTGCGCTCGGGAGTGGTCTGCGGGTTGTCCAGTTCATCCCACACCATGTCGGCCAGGTTGAGCAGTTCGGCCTTGAGCTTCTCGCCATGCGCAAAAGTTCTGTTCTCGCGCACGGCGACTTCACTCGCAAAGCCGGGCGCGGCATCGCTTGCGATTTCGTCTCTGAACTGCTGGATGCGCGCCTCGATGAACTGGATCGTCTCTGCGGCCACGTAGGGGCGTGCGGTGTTGATGTGTTTGTAGAGCGCACCGACGTTCACCGCCGCACCGGCCGCAGCGCGCACGATGTCGACGATGTTGTGCGCTTCGTCCACAACCAGCACGTCCCACTCGGGCAGCAAGTAGCCGGTGACCAAGTGCTGCGCGAGCAAGGCATGGTTACAGATCACAACGTCCGCGCCAAAGCGTTCCTCACGCGCCTTGTAGTAGTGGCACGCCTCGTAGAGCGGGCAATGCTTGCCAAGACATTCGTCATCCACGGCGACGGCGCTGCGCAACTCGTGCGTGAGCGGAAAGTTGATTTCTTCGAGGTTGCCGGTGTCGCTCCACCAGTACCAGTCCATGAATTGCTTGTCCTCTATGGGTGAGCCGTAGAGGCCGTCACCCTGCACCTTGAGGTTGCAGGCGTAGTTGCTCTTGCCCAGCGCCAGCGCCATGCTCTTGTCGGGGAACAACCCTTGCAGGAAGGGGATGTCTTTGGTGTAAAGCTGCGTTTGCAACGCCTTGTTGGATGTGGAGATCACGACCTTGCGGCCCATGGCCATGCAGATGGCTGCATAGGCGAAACTCTTGCCTGTGCCTGTGCCGGCTTCGATGATGGCCACGTCCTGCATCTCGATGGCGCGCTGTACGAGGCGGGCCATGTGCAGCTGCGCGCTGCGCACGACGTAGCCAGGCAGTCGTTGCGCCATGAGCCCATCGGCGCCGAAGATGTTGTCGGCGTGGCTGGTCCATGTGCAGCGCAGCGTGTCGCCGTCAATCGTCTGTTCGGCGCCGCTGGGCACACCGTTGAGTTGCACGAGGTTCGCCCAGTTGTCGCGGTTGCCCGTGACGGTGAGCACGAAGCAGCCGCCCTCAACCTTGCAACTGGGGCGCTCGGGGGCGTCCTTGCACGCGCTCTCCCACATGCGCCGCAACAGGCGCTGGATCACTTCGTTGCTTGCCATTACAGCCCCCTGCTCGCCCATGCGAGGGCAGCTAGTGTCAATGTGCCGATGAGTATGATTGAAACAGCTTCCATGATTCCCTCTCTTGCCCTGTGATACTGACGGGTGCCGGCTCCACTTGCACCGACACCCGCCCAGGTCTGCCGCTGCTCTGGCTCCCAGTCTGAGTCGCCCTACCTGGAAAGCCCGCTCAAAAAGGTAACGAGGACTCGCAACCCCGGCGACTACTTGTGTGCGTTGCGCTAAGCGGCCGTGTCGAGGAGGCAGGAATTGCACCTGCTACTTCCGGCCCCAATGGCCGGCGCTCTACTGGTGAGCTACATCCCCGGAGTGGCCGCCCCCCGTCACCCCTGAAGAAGGGCGGCCATATTGTTTACTACCCCTTGTCTGTCAGTACACGCTCATGCCATAGGCATCTCCTTTCTACAGGCCCAACTCATTCGCCTGCTGGGCATTCACCTGCTGCATCACGGCCGCCACAGGCTTGGCGTCGCCACTGGGCGTCACCGTCGGCGCGAGTGTGTCCCATGCCCGCGCCCAGCCTGTCTCGGACTCCTCGTACAACTCGTTGACCGTGGCGAAGCGATTGTTGCCCACGTACCACTTGTTGAGGTCCACCTCCTCGCCGCGGCCGGGCAGGCCCAGCGCCGTGGGCAAGGTGACGTAGGAGCTCGCTCCCTTCTGCCCCACTTCGGTGTAGATGGCCGTGCCATTGGCCTCACGCGCCGGCCCGACGCTGAGGTAGAAGGCGCGCACGGGCCACTTCTTGCCCGTCTTGCGGCCGGCCTTGCGTGCGGCCTCGTCGCTCTTGGCATTGGCGGCGGCCAGAATGGTCTTGAAGAAGTTGCCGAGCACGCTGTCGCCGCCGCGCTCATTGTGGAAAGCCATGGCCACGGAGCCGCCCAGGGTGAGAACGAAGGGGCCGAAGTCTTCCATGCCCTTGAGCAGCACGAGCACTTGCAGGCGGCCGCTGGGATTGCCGTACGCCTTGGCGGCGGCGAAGGTGTCCCACTTGCCCGACTTGTTGCGGCGGTCGTAGCCGAAGAGCAAGGGCTGTTCGTCCTCCATGCGCACCTGCCAGCGTTCGCGCACGGTCACGGCGATGACGGTGATGTCGCGGCTGTAGAAGCCTTCGGTCTCGCTGCCGTCGCCATGCACCAGCGGCTGCTTCTCCCAGCCGGCGGCGGCCATGGCGTCTTCGTCGGGCGTATTGCTGCGCTCGGCCATGAACCAGCCGCCCCATGCCAACATGCCCTGCTCCTTCTTGCGCTTCGGTTCGCCATTCACCCACTGAATGGTTGGGAAGATGTCGTCAAAGCTCTCAATCGTGCTCTGGTCAACGCTGTCCACGAGAGAGGCGTCAAAGGTGTTTTCGTCGAGCTTGTCGAACTTGACATCGATAGCCATGGTGTAAATCTCCTGTACTGATATAGGGATTGAACTAGAGTCCGATTTCGGCGGCGTCTGCCGGCGACATGGATTGACTGTTACTCACGAATCCGTTGGGTGTGGCGCGCTCGAAGTGAATGTCGGCGGCCAGTGCTACCTGCGGCGCAGCACCGGCGCTGCCCATGAACTGAAGCAGTGCGGCATGGTGCGTGATCTGGAAGCATGTGGCCCCGTAGCGGCGGCTGAGATCGCCGAGCAAGTCTTGCTGGCGCTGCACGTCCACATCGTAGACTTCGGCCAGCGCCTCTTGCTGCACATACTTTTTGTTCTGGGCCTTGACCAGGTTGGCGTTGCGCTTGCGTGTCTCCTCATTCGCGCCAAACTCCTTGACGCCGCCGGCCCGTGCAATCGCCTCATCAACGAGGGCGTCGCCCAGCGTGTCAAGCGCCTTGCGCTCATTGGCGGCGGCCATCTTGCGCTGCGTGAGCTCCTCTTCGGCGTCTGCAAGCTCGGGCACGAGGTCGGTGAGCTCTTGGGTCAACTGCTGATAACGTGCGATTTGCGCCTGTGCGAAGGTGTTCATGTCACCGTCCCGTCATGTTCACGTAGACGCCGGTCTGCTTGCGCGGTGCGCAGCGGCTGGGCTCACCGTCGTCGGTCTCGTACCAGTCGCGGTCTGCGGTGACCAGGACGAACTCGGGTGCGCGTGCCGTGGCGGCCTCAACGGCCTCGTCATGCTCGCTGTCGCGCAACACGGCGTTGTGCTGGCGCTGCGCTGCGTCCCACCACGTCTGCAGGATGCGGCGGCGGCCCATGGTGTTGCCGTAGCGGGCAATCGCACGCACGGCGCTGTCGAAGGTCTCCAACGTGCGCCAGGCGCCGCCGCCGGGACACGTCTGCAATGCGTACACTGTCTTGGACTGCTTGGTGGTTGGCTTCATGGTGGATGTCCTTTCGGGTTGGGTATAATTACCGCTGCTGATAATTCATATTACCACAACTAATAAAGAGTGTCAAGCATGAGTTTCGCTGAATGCAAAAGAAAAGCCGCCTCAGTGGGCGGCTTGCATTAGTTGCGGCTGATTGTTTTGGGGAGAATCGGGTGGGGTGGGACGCGCACTGGCTTGACGGGACAGGGCAAGCCGGCTTCGGCGGCGGCCACCAGTATGCGCAAGGCGAGGGTCAGGGCGGCGGCGGGCGCCGCTTTGGTAATGGCTTGAGGCGAACTCGTTTGGTTATTCATTTCTTCTCCGTAGTGACGGGGAGCCGCACGGTTGTTCTATTCTACCGTGTCGGCGTGTCCCCGTCAATACGGAAAGAATTATTCGCCCGCGCCACCACGCCGGAGTAGAGGAGTGTAACGGCATCTACATACTCGCGGCGCTGCTGGTCGGGGAGCCGCTGGATTGCGGCGAACAGGCGCTGCAGCAAGTCGCGCCGCTCGGGGTCTTTCTCTATCAGTATGATCTGGTCATCCACGTCGCCATAGGGTGTGGGGTCATCCGTGCGCCCGAGTAGGTAGTCGGTGGATGTGCCCAGCACGTCGGCAATCTCGCCCAACGTTTCAGCCCTGACCCCCTTGACGCCCTTTTCCACCTGGCTGATTGCCGATTGATTGAGGCCGCCTTGCCCAGGGTACACAAGCTTTGCCATTTCGCCCTGCGTAAGACCCATCTCCTCGCGCAGTTGTCGCAGACGAGTTGACCCTATTTGGTTCCGCTGTTTCTCTATTGTAGCCATGCTGATAATGTACAACGTTTCTCGTGTGCTGATTAGCAATGATGCTAAATCTCACAATTTGTATTAGTGCGGCTATTGACATTAGCGTGAGTGTTGGTATACAATATCAGCAGTAATATTTGATGTTTACAAGAGGAGGCTACATGGTGGAACAACTTGGCGAGAATGTGCGGCGCCTGCGCAACGAGCGAGGCTGGTCGCAACAGGAACTGGCCGATAAGGTGGGCATCATTCAGCCGGCCATATCGCAGATTGAGTCGGGCAACATTCGCCCACGCTATACGACGCTGCTGGCGTTGGCGAATGCGCTTGATGTGAGCCTGGACACGTTGGCGGCAAATAGCAGCAATGCTGTTGAGCTTCAGTAAATACGAAGGGCGCACCCTCCTTTTGTGCGCCCTTCGTGTCTGCGGCGATCGGTTCGTTTCCGCCATTACCACTGGTAAAGCGCCAATCACTACAGGTAATGACTCTTTACCTCAATGCTAATACGTTGAAGATAACAGGCATTTACTGAAGCTATTTAGCAGCAGTGCTAACACGGTTAATTAGCGGTGGACTACGTGCGGCGGCTAGATTCATACATCCAACATAACCCCATTTCCCGAAAGCGTACACCCCCAAATGACACCCGACATTTACGCCGCCGCCGCGGTCCTGCCCGCTCTCACACTCACGGCGGCCCACTTCTTCCCGTGGGGTGAGTTGCCCGGCCGCCACGGCAAGCCTTTGCCTCGTCTCATTACATACACCATCGGCGCAAGCACAATCGTCGGCTACACGTCTTTGCTTGCGTATATCTACGCGCAATCAGTGCTTGACGCGCTTGTGCTGCTGTGGATCGTCACGGCCAGCGCGGGACTGGCCACGCTCTGGGCGTGGGCAATCACGGGCTTCCTACACACCAGCGCAAAGGCGCGCACCGCCGAGATTATCGAAGAGGCCGCCCGTGAACGGGACTGAGACGTGCCGGCTCGAGGACGCTCTGGCGCTTGCGCTTGACGGGCGCGATGGCGTCAAGTGGCTTGGCGTCTATCTGGCGATTGCGCAGGATACGGGCTTTCGCCCCGAGGCCACACAGCAGGCTATGCAGGACTTGCGCCGCGTGCAGCGGCTGGTTGATGGACAACTGGCGACACTGCGCAATGAGCGCGGCCAGTTGCCGCGAGGGAGAGGCGAGGCATGAGCGCGACCGTCAAGGAAATGGACAGAGACCGCATCGCATCCATGCGCAACCTCGCACAGTGGTATCACGAGCTGGGGCCGGACACGCCCAACCTTGCCCCTCTGGGCGGTGACAAGCGGCCCGTGGTGACGGGCATTGCCGACAATGGCCGCCCCTGGCGCTTCCACTGGCAGGAGTGGCAGGAGACGCGCCAAACGGCCTCCCTCTGGCAGGCCATTCGCAGCAAAGCCTACTGGAGCGAGTGCTACGGTGTCGCCATCATCAACGGATTCGGCGGGTGGGCGTGCATCGATATTGATTCACGCGCCAAGGATGACCCCACGCAGCCGCCCATACCTCGCTCTGTGGTGGAAGAATTCCTTTCGGCGCTCGGGCTGCCCACTGATTACGCATGGCTTGTGGCATCTCCCACCGGCGGTTGGCATATCTATGTCATCGTCGACACCCTCGACATTGACAAGGGCAAGCTGGACCGCCTGCATTCTCACCCAAGCATTGACCATGTGGAGCTGCGCTACACGGGCCATTACACGGCACTGCCCGGCTCTCTGCATCCCAACGGCAAACTCTACGAATGGGCGAACGCCGAGCCGACCTCCACGCCCGCCCACGTTGACGGCTCCATACTCCTTGCCGCCTATCTGGGCCTCACTCACGAGAAGCCTAAACCTGCCTCGCCGGCGCGCACGGTCTCCCCGGTAGCTTCATCCTCGCACACTGCATATGTAGCAAAGGCCGTGGCTGAAGAGTCTGCGCGCGTCTCTTCTGCTGCGGCCGGCGCGCGCAATGATACGCTCAATGCCTCTGCCTTCTCGCTGGGCACGCTGGTCGGCGCCGGGGCACTGCCCGAGTCGGATGCAGAGGCGGCGCTTCTCTCGGCTGCGCAAGCCTGTGGACTGACGGAAGTGGAGGCGCTGGGCACAATCCGCTCGGGCCTCGACGCCGGCAAGAAGGAGCCACGTCAGATTCCGGAATCGGCACAGCGTGAGACAGGCGACGATCTGCCTGACCTGTTTGCCAGTGAGATACCCGAGCACTGGGGCGATGATTCAATCGCCGTACCTGTAGCCGAAAAGAAAAGCAAGAAACAAAAAGAGACGGATGATACAGACGTTGCGTTGACCGTCTCCGAGATGATCACGATGTTCGCCGGCGAGCTTGGCGTCCTCTCACTTTGTGAGATGGATGATCGGGTCTACCTCAACAAGAAGCCGGCGAATGACATTGACATTGCGCCTCTCAAGATTCGGGTGCATGACCACAACGGCGCGCTGAAAAAGAATAGCGATATGCCCTACGTGCCCATCGGCGCGGTGGACCCAGTTGTTCTGCAGATTGCAAGCAGGAACCGTTTCCACCCAATCGGCGACTGGCTCAACAACCTCGAGTGGGACGGGCAGCCGCATATCGCCAACCTGGCCGAATTCTTTACCGACAGTCACCCACCCATCAAAGCCGAGACGCACACCTACAGCGTCTTTGCGTGCCTGCTTACGCGCTGGCTGATCGGGGCGGTGAGCCGCGTCTTCCTCCACACGCAAAACCCGTTGCTTGTCCTGGCTGGGCCGCAGGGTATCGGCAAATCATTCCTCCCCAACTGGCTGGCGGCGCCGGCTGCTATTGCGAACGGCTATTCTGCCAGGGCAAATCCATATTTCTGCGAAGGCAACATAGACCCAGACTCAATTGAGCACATGCGTCGCCTCGTGACCAAGTTCGTGTGGGAGGTGGGTGAAGTGGGCGCTACCACGCGCCGCGCCGACAAGGATGCTCTCAAGGGCTTTCTCACCGAAACCGCAGCAACGTTCCGCATCCCCTTCGCGCGCTACGAAGTAACCAAGCCGGCGCTTTGCTCATGGATTGCGACCATCAATCCAACTACCGGCTACTTGAATGACAAATCCGGCAACCGGCGCTATCGCACCGTCGAAATCAAGTACATCGACTGGAACTACTCGACGGCCATCGATGCCGCGCAGGTGTGGGCGCAGGCAGTGCACCTGTGGCGCAGCGGCGAAACCAATGACCTCACACCGCTGGAGATGAACATTGTCAGTGGCATCAACGCCGATCACGAGACCACTGACGAGACCTACGAGGGCATCCTCGAGCGATACGAAATCCAGCCTGGACGCGACGACTGGTACATTTCCACGCTCGAAGTAGCAAACGACCTTATTCAGAACGTGCCGGCATGCAAGAACCAGACAACCACGACGAAGGTCGGCCTGGCGTTGATCCAAATCCTTGGGCCCGACGCTAAAAGCCGGCGCATCATCGACGACAAAAAGCAAACCGTCTACATCGGCATTCGCAAGAGCCCAGACGCCGACAACCAGCGGCCTTCGCACGACTGGGCGCGCGACATCGGGCTGTAGCGGGCGGCGGACACACTTGGACACACTTGTGGACACACTTGTGGACACACTTGTGGACACACTTATCACTCGAGGTAGGACACACTTGACACACTTAAAACCTACATCTTTCAAATTGAGAATAAACACACAAATAGCAGCAGGTGCACAAGCTCCACCACAATGGCCCGCGAATCCTATATCTATTAGATAGGCAAAAGGGGTGTCCAGTGTGTCCAAGTGTGTCCGCCACTCGAGTAATTATCACTTTGCAAGTGTGTCCAAGTGTGTCCGTCAAGTATGTCCATCAATGGGAAGCCGTCCATGATCATCACCGCCGCAACGCCTGACACATTGCACCTTTACTTATGGGCCGTCGCCGGCGAGGCGCTTGTACTGCCCGCCTACCGCGCTGAGGACGGCGTGCTCAGCACAATCAATGGCTGGTTCCGCGGTGCAACCTGGAACGCCCTCGCCGGCGCTCTGGATGTCACGCTGGAGCGCGGCGCACGTCACTGCCTCGTGATTGCGAATGTGCCCGAGGTGGTTGAGGCTATTGCCCCCAGGTTGCGCCTGAACCTCAATATCGTGTGCGACCCGCTCACTGCGCACTGGCAAGCGATTGCGACGCTGGCCGTGCGCTACGCAGGCCGCTGCAACGCCCTGTACGCTGAATCAATGCCCAAAACGGAGGCCGCATGGCAACAGCACTACGTAGTGACGACGACCTGACCAACGCCCGCCAACGCTGCGTTGACCTGCTGCGCAAGGCGACGGGCCCCATGCACGTTCTGCAGCCGGACGGCTCGACGCTGCGCCTCTGCTACCTGGCGCGCATCATGCGGGCGCAGACGATGACTGCCAGTGTGGCGCCGGACCTCAAGCCGGCCGTCCTCGCTCGCTACTGGGAGATTGTCGAGGAAGCGAACGATGCATGGGGCGCCTATGTGGCGGTGCGTGACGCCTACCTCAACCGCTGCGCATGGGCCGGGCTCGAGCCGGATGAGCCGGTAGAGCGTGAATGCAATTGCCCCGTGTGCAGCGCGTACGAGCCGCCCACGGTGCATTTGGGTGATGTGGTGGACGCCGCGCAAACCGCGCCGCAACCATTGAACCAATGTCGTTGAAACTTGAATATTTTGACGCTAAAAGAGGAGCCCCAAGCATGACAACGCAAACGCACGCACCCAACCACACCGTTAGCGCGCCCGTCGCGCTGGCTATCGTCGCAACTATCGTGCTGCTAGGCGCACTGGCGTTCTGGGCGGCGCTGCGTACCGACAAGCCCACGCCGGCCGCACCTGCCCCTACGGCGCTTGAGGCGCTCAGTCACGTGGCGCGTACGGACGCACAGCAGCGCGTCACGCAACAACTTGCGCTTGTGGACACGCTGGCTGCGCAAGCCACGGCGGATCCGGCGCTATTGCACGACCAGGCATGGCGCGAGGCATGGATGGCCGCATGGTCGTCCATCTCACGCGGCAGCACGGGCACAATGCACGCGGCGGCGGCTCAGTGTTGGGCGGCCATCTACATCGGCACGATGCTGGATATACCCGCCTGTGTGCGCGACGCACGGCAGGCTATGCAGTGGGAGGTGGGCAAATGAGCGACGAACTGAAGCCGTGCCCGTGGTGTGGCGGGGAGGCGGAAATCGTTGTGGGCACTGATTCGGGCACGAGTGAAGATTATTGGCTGGCGAGATGCGTGGAAAAGACCTGTGAAGTGTCTCCACGTATTGCCTCTTACGATTGCGCCGAGGACGCTATTCGCATCTGGAACACGCGCCCAGTCGAGGACGCGCTGTTGGAAAAACTCCAACAGTTGCAAGCCAAGTGGGACGCTATACCCAGGGATGCGATCTCATGTTGTGCCAGCGATTCGTTCACCCAGCACGCCCCAGCGCGGAATGCAGCGACA